TTGCTGACGGCGGCTGATGAGGCGGAGGTAACGCAATGAAAGACCAATACACATACCGCTACCCTCGCACCACAATTGAGGCTTTTGGATGCGACGCAAAACAAGCTCGCGCAGGGTGGAAATACATCAACTGGACGCAGATCATTGTTGATGGTTTGTCAGTCGTCGTTCTGGCTGGCGTGCTGTCCGCTTTGGCTCTGGCCTACTTTGACGTTATGGTGAAGTAATGACCACTCTACGACGCCACACCAACAAAGGCACAAACCCCACCGACCAGCCACTCGGCCCAGGTGGCGTGACCAAGCACTGCATGACCTGCGACACATGGCGGCTGCCTGGCGGGTTCCGCAAAAACAAACGCACCGGCCTGATGGAATGCCCAAACTGCGCAGCAAAGCGAGAAGCAAAATGATCCCAGAAACCCCACTGCACGAGCACCCACTACCCCACCCCAGCACTGACGACATGCAGACACGTTTTGTCGAGTACTACGAGCTTCCGCAAGGCCGGAGCCACAAACAGCCTTGGCAGCCGGTCGTCATTACTATCGCTGTCATTGCGGCAGTTCTTGGCACATTATGGGTGACACTGTGACGCTGGATGAACTAAAAAGCCGTTGCCACATCACAGCAGACAAAATGTGGATTTGGAAAGGCGCTGTATCACGAGGCAAGCCGAATTGCTGGCATGATGGAAAATCCATCCCGGCGCGTCGAGTCGCATACATGCTCAAGCATGGCCTGACTGACGACGACATGGGTTCCGATGTTGTCTGGAACATCAGCGGCAACAATATGGACATCAACCCAGACAATGCCGTGAGAGGTAACAAGTCTCAGTTTCAGAAGCATCTGGTTGATACTCATCCGACAAGGCTGATGAGTGCGCGAGTGGCAATCGCAAAGGCTTCGACATTCAAGAAACGTAGATTCACGGATGAGCAAGCTCAGGAAATCCTCCACGCAGACACGACAGACGCCCAAGAAGCCGAGCGTCACGGAGTAAGCGCAGAATTGATCCGCTGCATCAGGAAGCAAAAGCTCTACAAGCCAAAAGCTATCCCGAACTCATCAGTATTTGCTTTTCGACCGTGATATAATGAGCCAACCCACACCTGACACCACCTAGCCCTCCGGGTGGAAACGTCGCGATGACGGTCAGAGTTGAGCGCATCCCCGGCGTGCGTATTGTGTGGGAGCCGGGACCATGACACATGCTGACCGAGCGAGAACGGGACGTGCATATGGGCCGCAATCCATGCGCCGGGATACCGTCGGTAGCTACTCGGCCGAGGCGGTCAGCAGTTGTGATGGTATGCACGATGACGCATGGCTCACAGCCATGAAGGTCGGTGAGCAGCATGGGAGACATGCGCCATCTGACGCTCGGGAAAGGCCGAGGCCATGAAGGATGTACACGCAACCCATCACCCTACGGGCACAGGCAGGAATTTAGGGTCTGCCTCGTGTGTGCATCCTTGATGGTGATCTTCATCTGAACCCAACAGCCAGCACTGTTGCCTCACCATCATGCGACTAATGGACACACCATGTCGAGCGACCGCAGCAAATGGCGGTGCCGCAATTCGTAAGCGGCGCAATCAACACAGGAGCCAATCATGAAAGCCCCCGAAATCCTCAAGCGCGCATCCGACATCATGGATGAACGCGCAAAGCAGTACGACTCACCCGAAGGTGAGCGAAGCATGGGAAAAGCGGTAGCCGCGTTCAATGCCATCACCGGGCACGAACTGTCCGAGGCTAACGGGTGGCTTCTCATGGCTCTGCTTAAGATGGTGCGAGACAATACCACCGAAGCCCCGCACGAGGACAGCATTCATGATCTGGTGGCTTATGCTGGGCTGTATGGTGAATCTCGCATGGCCGCATCGTGAAGTGATGAATTACACTTGACACATGTGAGCAAACCTCATAGGAGTGAAAGTGTCTGAAAACAACAAGCCGAAGCAAATCCGCAAAGGCCATACTAACAATCCAAACGGAAGACCCAAGGGCGTGCCTAATAAGGCCACAACTGAGTTCCGTGAGACTGTCCGCAAGCTGCTGGAAGACAACGCCGATAATGTGGCGTTCTGGCTGTCTCAGGTGGCAACTGGATCGCATGGGAAAGACCCGGCGCCAGAGAAAGCCCTAGACCTGCTTGCCAAATTGGCAGAGTACGCAGCGCCTAAGCTGTCGCGTCAGGAAGTCTCAGGCATTGACGGTGCGCCGCTTCAGGTCCAGCAAGTTCGCCGCGTGATTGTTGATCCTAATGGCCGTTCTTGAAATAGCGACGCCACGCTGGGCTGTTCCGTTATTCCAGCCTGCCCGATACAAAGCCATCTACGGTGGCCGAGGATCGGGCAAGTCTCATTTCGTGGGCGAATACATCATCGAGGAACACATCCTCAATCCTGATGAATCCACGGTGTGTGTGCGTGAGATTCAGAAATCCCTTGATCAGTCTGTCAAGCGGCTGCTGGAAGGAAAGATTGAGAAGCTGAACGCTGGCGACTATTTCGAGGTGCTGGATGCCAAAATCCGCAGCAAGCGAGGTAAGGGCATCATCACATTTCAGGGCTTGCAAAACCACACGGCTGACTCCATCAAGTCGCTGGAAGGCTATAAGCGCGCATGGGTTGAAGAAGCTCAAACGCTCAGCCAATACTCGCTTGACCTGCTGCGCCCTACCATTCGGATGCCTGGGTCTGAGTTGATATTCACTTGGAACCCAAGATTCAAGACTGACGCGGTGGATACGTTCTTCCGCAAGGGCAAGCCGCCAGAAAGCGCGATTGTCATTCAGGTTAACTGGAATCAAAACCCTTGGTTCCCTGAAGAACTGCGGCGCGAAATGCTCGAAGACTTCGAGCGTGACGCAGACAAGGCCGAACACATCTGGAACGGCGCATACGGTGCAACACAAGGCGCAATCCTGGCTCGATGGGTCAACCAGGCGATCCGCGAAGGAAGGGCCACGCCTGATGTTGTGTTTGATCCCGACGGCGCTGGCATTGAAATTAGCTGCGACTTGGGCTTCCGAGATACGGCGTCGTTCTGGTATTGGCAGCGCACCTTGGGGGGATTCCGGGTGTTGGCCTATGACGGCGATAACGGGCTTGACGCTGATGATTGGATTCCGCGCATAAAGAGCAAGATCATCGAGTTAGGAGCGGCCCGCAAGCTCGGAAAAATCTGGTTGCCTCATGACGCAAGGGCTAAGACGTTCCAATCTAAGCACACGACGATTGACCGGTTCGTTTCTGCCTTTGGTGCTGACAAATGCGCCATCGTGCCTCAGTCCAAAAAGATAGACCAGATCAGCGCAGCCCGCACTGTGCTGCCGAGATGTGAGATCAACTCGGTTGAGTGTGAGGCTGGGCTAGATGGCTTGACGGCTTGGGAATACGCCTACAACGAGGATTTAGGCGTGTTCTCCCGGGAGCCTTTGCACAATTGGGCGTCCCATCCTTCCGATGCGTTCTGCTATGGTGCGCAGGTTATGGAGGAATTGCCCGTAAAACAAGCAGAAAAGCCACCAGTTTTCCCCGTAACCGGGCATAATGGCCGCATTATCACGGCCCCGCTTGATGATCTATGGGCGGATGCAGTCAAACGCACTGAGCGGTACTGATCCGGCGCTGCGGTATAAGGACAGGTATGGACGACAACGAATACAACCCGACTCAAGTTGCTGAACGCTGGCTCCAAGAGCTACGCATGGCAAAGAAAGAGGATGAGAAGTGGGTCAAGCGCGGGAAAAAGATCATCCGCCGATACCGGGATGATCGTCAGGGCTATAGCGACACAGCCAAGCGATATAACATCCTGTGGGCCAACATTCAGACGCTATTCCCGTCGATGTATGGCAAGACCCCGCAAGCCCAAGTCGAGCGACGCCACAAGGATCAAGACCCAGTCGGGCGCACGGCCTCGCAAATTCTGGAGCGTGCGCTTCAGTACGAGTTGGACAACTATCGAGACTTCGACCATGCAATGAGGGCGGCCATCATGGACCGACTGCTTCCTGGTCGAGGTGTTGCATGGGTCCGCTTTGAAACCAAGGATGTGATCCAGGCTGACGGAACTCCACTGCCTCAGTCGTTTACCTGTGTGGATACGGTGTATTGGGAGGACTTCCGCTGCTCTCCCGCCAGAACATGGGAGGAAGTAACATGGGTTGCCCGTCGTGTATACATGACGCGTCGTGATGGGCTGGAGCGTTTCGGTGATCGTTTCGAGAATGTGCCGCTGACCCATGAGCCGATTGGGCTTGATGAGATGGTCAAGAACGGCGAGGACGTTTCGCACTTGAAGAAGGCCCAAGTCTGGGAGATTTGGGACAAGTCAACGCAGAAGGTGTGCTGGGTTGCTGAGGGAAGCCAAGAGGCGCTAGACCAGATTGATGATCCATACGGTCTGGATTCGTTTTGGCCTTGCCCGAAACCGCTGTACGCCACGCAGACTACGGACACTCTGGTTCCAATCCCTGATTACGCTCTGTATCAAGACCAAGCCGAGGAAATCGACCTGCTGACTCAGCGCATCAATATGCTGGTCAAGGCGCTCAAAGTGGTCGGCGTATATGACGCAAGCCAGGCTGCCATCCAGCGCATGATGAACGAAGGCGTGGACAACACGCTTATCCCCGTCGATACATGGGCGGCGTTCTCTGAGAAGGGCGGCATCAAGGGCGTCGTTGACTTCCTTCCGCTTGATTCTGTCGTCGGCGCTTTGCAGCAATGCTATGCGGCCCGCGAGCAGGCCAAACAGGTGATCTATGAGGTGACGGGCCTCAGCGACATCATCCGCGGCGCTTCGATGGCTTCGGAGACTGCTACGGCGCAACAGATCAAGAGCCAATTCGCATCTCTGCGCCTGCGTGACATGCAGCGCAATGTCGCCCTGTTCGCCACGGAACTACTGAAGATCAAGGGCCAATTGATGGCCGATCTTTACTCGCCAGATCAGTTGGTTGAGATGAGCGGCATCATGGGCACGCAAGATGCGCAGTATGTCGAGTCTGCTATGCAGTTGCTCAAAACAGAGCCAGCCCGCAACTTCCGCATTGAGGTGGCCGCTGATTCGCTGGTGGAAATTGACGAGCAAAGCGAGAAAACGAATCGACTGGAGTTCTTGCAAGCTGCTGGCGGGTTCTTGCAGCAAGCCATGCCCGCAGCTCAACAGGCTCCCGCATTGGCTCCGCTGTTGGCTGAGATGCTGTTGTTTGGCGTGCGTGCTTTCCGCGCTTCTCGTCCACTTGAGGCTGCGTTCGATACTGCGATGGCGAAGCTTTCTCAGCCTCAAGAGCCTCAACAACAGCCGCCAGACCCAGAGGCCATGAAGGCTCAGGCCCAGATGCAAGTAGAGCAAGGGCGCATGCAGATGGAGCAGGCCAAGCTTCAGATGCAAGGCCAGATCGAGCAGGTCAAGATGCAATCACAAATGCAGATTGAACAGTTCAAGGCAGAGCAGGCAGTGCAGCTTGAAATGATCAAACAGCAGGCTGAGACCGAGCGGGCGCAGATGGCCGCTGACATTGAAGCACGCACAAAAATTCTGATCGCCCAGATTCAGGCCATGCAAGCGCAAGAAACCGCAAGCCAAGAGCCTAAAGAGGATGGCAAGGCCAACGAATCCATGCAAGCGATGGCTGAAATGCATCAACAGATGCTAGAAGGTGTCGCAAACGTGGTTCAAGCGCTAAAATCACCCAAACGCAAGATTCTGGAGCGTGATGGCGATGGCCGCGCTATCGGCGTAATTGAAATCGAACAGGAGTAACAATGTCCCTCTCAAACACCACAGAGACCGCCGCACTAGACGCATTCTTGCGCGGTGTAGACCCGTCATACCGTGCAGGTGCAACGCAGTACCTAGCGCTCTTCACCGCTGACCCCGGAGAGACTGCATCGCTGGCCGCAGAGGCCAACTACACCGGATACGCCCGTGTGGCGCTGACCAAGGCCACGGCATGGACTGGCACTGCCAGCCCATTCACCAACACCAACCTGATTCAGTTTGGAGCTTGTACCGCTGGCACAAATGCGCTGACCCACTTCGCAGTCGTGGACACCGCTTCGGGTGCGGTGAGCATGATGATCTCTGGTGCGCTGTCTGCCACGCTCAACGTATCGTCGGGGATCCAGCCGCAGTTTGCACCGGCTGCTTTGAGTATCGCTGCTGACTGATATGCCTGTTTACGGGTCTGTTGACATTTCAGACGCGGAGCGTGACGGCTTCACGTTTTTGTCTGGGTGGCGCAAACAGCCCACCCAAGTGACAGCCGCGGGTATCTGGTTTGACTTGAGCATGTCACCGGGAAATCCCGTTCCCAACTACTACATTGGCTCTCCGGGCGTGTTCACCCCACTGCGCTACAGCACTGATGGCGGCATACCCCACGGCGGCAATGTGTCGCCCAAGGTAAAGCTGCTGCGCGTGTTTGAGATTCAGTCCGCCAACGTAGCCCCGCTGCCGGTCAAGATTCTGGACTATCTGGGCTTCTACCCGTTCCTCGATGAGTCGGTGACTGACGAGCAGTTCATGACGAACAGCGTGCCCGTGCCGCGTTATCCAGATGGCGCAGGCGTAATGATGATGCCGGTCGTCGTGGCGGGTCAAGTCGGTGGCGGCACGTTCTTTGTGCGCTATACCAATCAGGACGGAGTGAGTGGGCGGCAAACGCCAAAACACGCCATGACCACGCAGGCGGTCAACGGCACCATCATCACCAGTGCTGGCGCGTCCAATAACTCCCGAGCGCCCTTCATGGCCCTGCAAGAGGGGGACACCGGGGTGCGTACCGTGGACAGCATCGTGTTTGAAGGTACGGGCGACATCGGTTTGATCTCTATCGCGCTGGTTAAGGTCATCGGCGAAAGCTACATCCGCGATGTGAACGCCCCGCACGAGCGCGACTTTTCCACCGATATGGGCAGTCTGCCGATCATCAAAGACGACGCCTATCTCAACTTACTCTGCCTCCCTAACGGTTCCTTATCGGGCGCTGGAATTATGGGTTATGTAAAAACGCTATTCGTCTAAGGACACACTATGCCAATCAGCTCAAAAGACGACCTCGATTTAGCCCTTTCCGCAGGGCAAACGTGGGTCGAATCCTCCAGCAAGAACTTGCACAGCGTAACCGCGCAAACCGCAGGTGTTTGGTACGACCTTAGCAAAGGCGCGGGCATGTTGTCGTGGGATGCGCTGATCGGCTCTGGCACCAACCTGACATTTCAACCGGTCAGCGATAGCACCACGACCACGGCCACTACAGCAGCATTAGGTGGTGGTATCTCGGGCACCACGTTCACAGACACGACCCACGGCAGCGGGCGCTTCACCGTGGGAATGGCCCTGACCGGCACCGGCGTGGCGGCGGGCACCTACATCACCGCCCTGGGCACCGGCACCGGCTCCAACAACGGCGGCACCTACACGGTTAACATCTCGCAGACTGTGACCAGCCAGACCATCACCGGCACGGCCACAGCCAACTTCATCAAGCACGGCGGCAACGTCACCCCGGCTGTCAAGCAGTTGCTCAATGCGTCGGTTGTCAGTGCGTCGGCCACGTCTGCCCCGTCGTTTTTTCAACTGATTGACATCATCGGCTTTATCCCGGTCAGCACCGTCACCACCACGGGTGCGCAGACCATCCTGGGCAGCCAGACGTACCCGCGCTATGCGGACGGTAAAGGCGTCAAGGCGTTCATAACTCCCGTGGTTGTCATGGGCGCGGGCACCCCCACCATCCAGCTCAACTACACCAACCCGTCGTCGGTTGCCGGTCGGCTCACGCCTGCTGCGCCATCGCTACCCGTGGCCAACACCACGGCCCCGGTTGGCCAGATTCTGTATAGCGGCACGGGCGTGGGCAAGTACGGTCCCGGCATGCCCCTGCAAGGGGGCGACAACGGCATCCTGTCCATTCAGTCGGTCAACCTGTCTGCCACCATGACCAGCGGCGTTTTTGCCATCGTGCTGTACAAAGAAATTGGCCTACCCGTGCCTCTGACCACGCAAGCTGTACCCGGAGAGCGGGACTTTTTCAACCAGCTACCAAGTATGCCCATCATCCCGGATGGCGCATGTCTTAGCTGGCTGCAACTGGCTGGCGCAGCGCACCCGGTCAACACCCCTTACAACTTCACACTGCAAACCGTCTGGAAGACCTAAATGGCGCTCGTAGGTAATATCAGCCTGCTGCACAAAAGCCCTGCCAAGTACACCACTGGCACGGTGGGGTTCAATGACCGCGCCAACTGGAACAAGCCGGGGATGATGCGTAGTCGTGGCGACCTGACGGTATCGACACTCTGGAAATACGATGCAGTCCCGGCTGGTATGTACGCGGGCACAGCGTTCTTCCCGCCTCAAAAGACAGGGGCCATAACCTCGCGCAACCGCGCAAGGATTGACATATCGACCAGTGCACTGGCGGTAGGCGGTATCACCACCACCGGCACGGCTGACTTCTCGATTGTCACCAACACCCCTGCTGGCCAACTCATATCCAGCGGCACAGGCACTGCGTCCATGACGTTCACCTTTGCCAATGCGCTGCTCACAGCCTCACTCAGCGCCATTGGCTCTGCTTCGTTCACACTGGCTACCAACACGCCTCTGTTGGGTGCGATTGCAAGCGGTATCGGCAACGGGACATTCACCATTACCGGAAGCCTGACACCCTACGCCATTGGCTCTATGATCGGGTCAACGGTTGACACATCAAGCATTGTGAATGCCAACATCGTGTCTGTGAACGGTTATAGCGTGACAGGAAACGGGCAGACGGGCACCGAGTGGGGGCCAGTGATCTAAATGGCTACCTCATTCAAAGGATGGGGCACAAGCTGGGGCAATAGTTGGGGGCCGATAACGGTTGACCCCAACGCGATGCAAGGAAGTGCATCGTTTAGCATCACCGCATCGCTACAGGTTAACGCTGGTGAGATGCAGGGTTCTGCATCGTTTGCCATCAATGCAATCGGTACGCTGACCCCAGAAGCGCCATTTGCTGACACCCATGACGGCTATTTCACTAACACCTGGCTAGCCCAATGGAAGAAAAAGCCAGAGCTATCCGAGGTTATCGAGTACGTCCAGGCTCACCCGCAAGAGGCGATAGAGATAGCGCAGGGAATAGCCCCATCGCAAACGGTTGCAATAAGTGTTGCACAAGTTGATTACAGTACTAAAATAGCGGAATTACTGGCAAAGCAGATTCTTTACGCTATTTCACGCAGGCAATTAGAATTGCAGCGGGATGAGGATGATGCTGAATTCCTGCTCTTAATGGATTGATATGGCACGTACCCGATACATTCAAGACCCTGTAACGCACAAACTGATTCCTGAGTCTGAATGGAATGGCCCGTCTACATCTGCGTCAGCGTATGTCACGCCAGATATTCAGCCTTACCGCTCTCAGATCACGGGCGAGATGATCACAAGTCGCTCCCAGCATCGAGAGCACCTGAAGCGTCATAATTGCTTTGAGATTGGCAACGAAGTCGATGCCATGATGAAAGCGGCGCGTCCTGAGCCTAAAATAGACCGTGAAGGTATCCGGCGCACGTTGGCAGAAGTGCTGACAGCTAAGGGAATTCGTTAATCAACACACAAACTAGGAAATCCCTATGAGTGACATTCGCAGCGCATTGGAAGAAGCATTCGATTCTGGCTCTGAAACGCCAGAGTCTGAGGTTGTGGAGCGCGAACAGCCCGCAGTTGATGTTGTGGAGCATGAACCCGTTTCAGGCGAGACGCAAGCTCGGGCACGCGACGAGCAGGGGCGCTTCGCTTCTAAGGCAACAGAAGCTCCAGAGCCTGCGCCGCAAGTCGAGCAGCCCGCATCGCCTACCCGCAACCCGTTCTCAAGCTGGAAGCCTGACGCTCAACAGGCTTTGATGAAGGCGGAACGAGGCGAAGCCTTGACGCCTGAAGAACTGAAACTTCTGCGCGTCGAGGCAGAGCGCCGTGAATCTGACTTCCATCGTGGCGTCAGCGAATTCAAGTCGCACAGCGAACGCGCTAAAGCCTACGATCAGGCTATTGCGCCGTATCAGCAGCACCTGCAAAAACTCGGCGTTGACGCACCCACGGCCATCAATGCTCTGATGCGTGCTGACGTTACTCTGCGCACCAGTGATCCAGCAACCAAAGCGCAATATTTCGCGCAGTTGGCTAGGGAGTATGGAATCGACTTGGCTCAGGTTCAAAACCCTCAGCCACTCGACCCGCAAACACAGTTTTTGCACCAGCAATTGAACGAATTGCGCCAACAGCAGCAACTGTGGCAAAATCAGTTACAGCAGCAAGAGCAAATGCGCGTGCAGCAGGAGTTGCAGCAATTTGCTACTGCTGATCGTAAGCACTTTGACGCAGTGCGCAATGACATGGCCGATCTTCTCGAAACCGGGAAGGCCAAGGATTTGCAAGAAGCGTATGACATGGCTGTATGGATGAGGCCCGATGTCAGGCAAACCCTGATTGAACAGCAACTCGCCGACGCCCAAAGCAAAGCATTGGCGCAAGCCCAGGCCCAGCGCGCAAAAACTGCCGCTGTCAGTGTCAAGGGTTCTAGCCCAATCGGTGCAGGGGGTCAGCCTGTAAATGGTTCGCTCCGCGACATTATCGCGGCGCAATTAGCTGACAATTGAAAGGTTTGAATCATGGCTACGTTTGCCAATCTGTCGGATATCATTTCGACCACCATCCAGTCCCGCTCGGCTTCGCTGGCGGATAACGTCACCAAGAACAACGCCCTTCTGATGAAGATGCGTGAGCGTGGCAACGTCAAGCCCTTCTCGGGTGGTAACGTGATCTTGGAAGAGATCATGTACAACGACGCCAACACGCTTAACGCTGGCTCGTATTCCGGTTACGACACCATCGACATCACGCCTAACAGCCCTATCTCGGCTGCACAGTTCGACATCAAGCAGTACGCTGCCGCAGTGTCGATCTCTGGTCTGGAAATGCTGCAAAACGCGGGCAAGGAACAGATCATTGATCTGCTGGAAGGTCGCATTCAGGTTGCTGAAGCCCAACTGCTGAACCAGATCAGCGCAGGTCTGTACTCTGACGGCACCGGCAACGGCGGCAAGGATCTTGTTGGCTTGGCCGCCGCCATCTCCACTTCGCCCACATCCGGCACCTATGGCGGCATCAACCGTGCCACTTGGAGCTTCTGGCGCAACGTGGCATTTGACGCCACTACCGACGGCGGCGCGGCTGCTACTTCTGGCAACATCCAGAGCTACATGAACCGCGTTGCTGTGCAGCTGGTTCGCGGCACTGATCGCCCTGATCTGATCGTGGCTGACAACAACTACTACCGCTTGTATCTGGAAAGCCTGCAAGCCATCCAGCGTATCGGTTCGACCGACAGCGGCGGTGCTGGTTTCACCTCGCTGAAGTATTTTGGCGCTGGTTTCAACTGCGATGTGTTCTTGGACGGTGGTATCGGTGGTTCCAGCCCCGCAAACCGCATGTACTTCATCAACACCAAGTACCTGAAGTTCCGCCCGCACCGTGACCGTAACTTCACCGCCATCGGCGGTGATCGTCAATCGGTCAACCAGGATGCCATCGTGCGTCTGATGGGTTGGGCTGGTGCCCTGACTTGCTCGGGCGCTCAGTTCCAAGGCGTATTGGCGGATTGATGAATGGGGCTTCGGCCCCTTTCCAGACACATTGAAAGGAATTTGAAATGGCTACTCCGTTCACCCATACCCCTCGCATCGGTGCCGATCTGAAGGGCATCACCCTGGCCGCTGACATCGCTGCCGGTAAGGTCGTTGACGCTCAGCTTGGCACACAAGTTTGGGGCTCTGACGGCAAGCGTTATGTCTATGCTCAGGCTAACGCCTCCATCTCGGCATCTACCGCAGTCTGCACCGTGAACGCTTCGACGTTCCTGGCCACCGCCTCGGGTGGTTCGTACACCTCGCCAGCCTTCGCTATGGCGTCCGGTGATCGAGGCTGGTTTGCTGCTGCTAGCGTGTAAACTAGCGGGGAGCTTCGGCTCCCCTTTCAACTATCAACACCCAAGAAAGCCCCGACATGAGCAATCCTCAATCTGGCGTATTTGTTCAGTTCTACACCGATGCAGTCGAGCTTAAGGCAGAGTCCGAAAAGCAAGGCCGCCCGATTTTTCAAGACCTCCCGCACATCCGCAAGATGATCCCAGGCGACGCGTCCAACGTGGTTGAGCGTGTGGCGAAGGATCACGACATTCGCATGTATCCCCGCGAGTGGGAGATTTTCCAGCGCCAGCAAGCATCTGGTGCGATTGGCACTCCTCTGGAGCAATGGCCGCAAGTGACCCGCGCTCAAGTCAAGGAGGCCAAGTACTTCGAGGTTCACACCGTCGAGCAAATGGCCGAACTGTCCGACATGTCGTGTCAGCGCATGGGAATGGGTTTCTCTGAGCTTCGCAGCAAGGCCCGCGCCTATTTGGAAGCAGCCAAGGGCACCGCAGCCGAAACTGCACAAGCCGCAGAGAACAAGCGTTTGCACGACGAAATCGAGGCTCTGAAGGCCCAACTTCAGGATGTTGCTCCGCGTCGCGGTCGGCCTCCGAAAGAAGAAGCCGCAGCAGCATAACGCAACCGATCCCCGCGCTTGAATTGTCAAGTGTGGGGATGGATAATCAATCATGCCAGTCATCATTCAACAGCCCGTAGTCTCAAACAACTCTAGCCTGTTGGAGATCGTTCAAGCGGTCTGTAACGAATTGATGATTGATGAGCCGAGCTTTGTCATCGGCAACACAAGCCCGCAGATTCGGCAGCTTCTTGCTCTGCTTAATCGTTTGGGCACCGACATTTCACGCCAGCACAATTGGCAGAGATTGGTGCGTGAGCACAATTTCACCACGATTGACGGCCAGGCGCTGTATACGCTGCCTCAAGACTGGATGAAGCAGATCGAGCAGACAGAGTGGGACCGCACGTCTCACTGGCCGCTGATTGGGCCAGCTACGGATCAACAGTGGCAGGTTTACAAGTCTGGCGTTATCAGCCAAGGCCCCCGCATCCGCTTTAGGATCGCTAACGGATCGGTCGAGGTGTTCCCGGCAATTGGTGGATACGACATCTCGTTCTTCTACATCTCGAAGTATTGGATCGAGTCGCAAGAGGGTCAGACAAAGGGCAAGTACACGCAGGATTCTGACGTGTCTATCTATCCTGATTCGCTGCTTATCACCGGTCTTAAAACGCTGTGGAAAGCTGCCAAGGGTCTGGACGGCACGTTCGACGCTGGGGAGTTCCGATCTATGCTTGAGATGTGCAAGGCTCAGGACCGCAGCGCGCCTAAGCTGTCTCTGTCGCCCATGAATCAGTCTGTCCTGATTAGCATGGCTAATGTGATTGATGGCAACTGGCCCGGGAATTGAGCATGGTGCGAGCAACAGCCAAAGCCTCATCCGTCCCCGCACCGGTTGGCGGCCTGAACGACAGGGACTCTATCGCAGATATGCCTAAGACAGATGCGGTCATCATGGAAAACTGGTGGCCATATCCTTCATACATTGGCGTCCGCAAGGGAAGCATTGATTTCACTACGGGCTTCGCAGCTCCCGTTGAAACGCTGGCCGAGTATCTTCCTCCTGCTGGTAATGCCAAGATTTTTGCTGTATCCGGTGGATCAATCTATGATGCGACTGCTGGCGGCGCGGTTGGCGCTGCGATGGTGTCGGGGCTGTCAACTAGCTGGATGCAATGGCAGGGCATCACGACGCCAGGCGGGTCGTTCCTGTATATGGTCAACGGGCTGGACAAGCCGCAACTGTGGAACGGTACAACGTGGACGGCGGTTGATGGGGCTTCTACTCCCGCAATCACTGGCGTGACAACCACGACTCTGGCGCATGTCGTTCTGTTCAAGAACCGTCTGTTCTTCACGCAAGCCAACAGCCTGAATGTTTGGTATCTGCCGGTGAATTCTATTGGCGGCGCTGCGTCGATGATTGATCTTGGCTCGGTCTTCCGTCGAGGCGGGCGAATCGAGGCTTGCTATACATGGACGATTGACGCGGGTGCTGGTGCAGATGATCACTTCGCAATCATCACGTCTAATGGCGAGGTTGCCGTCTATCGGGGCACTGATCCATCGTCTGCGTCTGATTGGTCACTGATCGGCGTGTTCATGCTCGGTCATCCTCTTGGGCGTCGGTGCGGAACCAAGATGGGCGGCGATCTGGTCATCAACAGCACAGAGGGGCTTTTGCCATTGTCCAAGGCCCTGCTGTCTATGACCATCAATCGTCAAGTCGCATTGACGGACAAGATCCAAAACAGCATCAGCGAAGCAACCCAGCTTTACGGGCATGTTGATGGCTGGCAGGTTGAATTGTTCCCTGACGCCAACATGATGATCTTGAACGTCCCGACTGGCAACGGCGATGACTTCCAATACGTTCAAAACACCATCACTGGGGCGTGGACAAAGTTCACCGGCTGGAATGCTAAGTGCTGGCTCAATGCTGAGGATGGTCTGTACTTTGGCTCGAAAGACGCAGTTGTAAAAGCATGGGTTGGCACCACGGATAATGGCTCTGGAATCATTGCTGACGTTTTGCCAGCCTTCTCTGAATTCGGTCAGCCAGCGCGGAACAAGTTTTTCACGCTGGTGAGGCCGAACATTTTGACTAATGGACAACCGTCCA